TAAAACTATCCCATGTTATTCCAGTTGAAAATTGAGCTATCCCAAAACATGTAACATTATCTCTAAATATCGCCCAAGTATCATTTCGATAATTATACATGACAACTGAATTAGGAAAAATTGGTTGTGATCCTGTCTGTATTTGAGGAGCTATTTTTGCTGAGTCAATGTAATTCCAATAAACAAGTTCTTTTTCAAAATCTCTTACTCCATGCACAAAATTTTGATTATTTGTGTTAGTTATTGGGCTGCTAATCTGCATACTGAATGCAGTCTCAGGGATATTTTCATCAATACGGTCTAATCCACCTGCTGAAGCACTGGTAATACCACGATTACTAACCTGAAGAACTCCTTTATCAAAAACAACTGATGAAAAAGTAGAGTTAGATCCAAAATCTGATGAAATACGTTCCCAAATAAAAGGTAGACCATATTCTCCAACATATCGTAATTGCCATGTAGAATATTCAAATGATACGATCAAAGTATTTCTGAAAAATGCAGCACTAACAATGCTTTCATTTGTAGGAGCATCTATAAACCCCCCCTTACCAAATACATCGGAAGCCCAAGAACCAGAAACGTAAGGTGGTCCATGAGATCCTATTTGAGTTGGATCACCTAATTGACTAAAACGACAACGGGCATAAAAATTTCTAGAGGTCGCAACTGTTCCTCCTTCCCATGTATTCAACGCAAGAAGACGTCCATAATATGGCACTAAAATCAATGCCTGAAATAGTCTTATAGGAGTAGCTGCATCTGATAAAATAGGTTGTAAATCAGTCCAAACACTATTGAAAAAATACCTAATTGGGTCATAAGGTGTAGGAGCACCAAGAGTAATATTGTTGTTGGTGGTAAAAAATGCCTGTTGGCTAGCATCTGATGCTTGATAGTTTGTAGACCAAAAGAAATTTGTTTGATTTCCACTCCAAGTAGTACCTGGAGAAAGTTCTTGGAAGTCCCCACTAGAAAATTGATAAGCATACACCTCATCAAAATAAATTGTATTATCAATTCCCTCAGTAGGAATGTCTTCTCTTGATATTCCCATAACAGGTAAAGAAGGATAATAATTGTAAGAAAGTACTGTTGCAACCCCACCTGCTCCCGTGTTCGTTAGAGTTACTGATCCTGTTGCATAATTTATTGTACCAACAACAGTGAATGGGCTAACACTGAGCGTAATAACTCCAGATCCATTATCAACATATGTATTGCCTCCAAATGTTATTGAAAATGATCCTGGCGTAACAGATGAATTAGGTTGAAGTGTTCCCCATGGTCTATTTGAGATGAAAAATCCACCTGATACATATACTCCAAAACCTGCAGCACTAACACCAACAGTAAAAGTATTTGTTCCAGTTGAGGTTATTGTAAACGTCGTGTTGTTATATCCTACTGCTCCAACTACACCTGTAATAATAACTAAATCACCAGTAGTTAGACCGTGTGGACTTTTTGTTGTTATTTGTCCTGGATTTGCATTGTTTGCTGCTGAAATATATCCAGATCGAACTAAAATATTAAATGTCCAAGGTGCTGCACCTGTAACAAATAAATTTATCAGACTAAAAGTTCTCTGTAGACGACCTACGAGTTTAATTCCTTCTCTCTTTTTTACTCGGTTACGCCATACATAAGAATTTTCTAAAGTTGTAAATGCATTATCAGGTACAAGAAAAGGTTTTCTGTCGTTAATCAAGCCACCGTTGGGATAGCCTCCAATATAGACTTGATGAAAACTTGACATGATTAACCTTAAATCATTGTTCCTAAAGCTTGCCAATAGAATCCGTTAAATTGAGAAGACGGAGTATTAGTGAAAACATTGAAATGTTGTTCATCGGTGATGAATACGGCAAGAAATAATTCGTTAGCAGATGGTGACACACCCGAATAACTTGCTGTTACCTGTACATTAAAAATAGAATGACTAAAAGTAAAAGGAAGGGTGACTGTAGTTGTATTTGCCCCTGTTCCTACACTTTTAGATCCATATTGCAAAACCAAACCTCCAGGAAGATAGGTCCATCCATTTCTTGTACCAAAAGTTGCATATTGAGCATCGATCATCACTGTTTGTTGATATGGATTTCCACCAGTACTATCTAACATTAATTGTTGAGCGCCATTAGAAGTGTTAGTATACATCTGTGTTACCCCTGCTACTGTAGGAGGAGTGGTGTAAAGATTTCCCTGATCTTGGAAATGAATTACATTATGATATCCCGGTGTACCTGAGTTAGGTTGACCATTGTTATTGATATGGTCAACCGACAATGTATCAAATGTACCATCTAAATTAGCTCGAATTTGTGCTTTAGTGCTCCCTAATGATGAGCCATCTTGTGGAAACCCTTTAATATATGTTGGAATACTCATTATGGGGCTCCTGCTACATATTGAACTGGTTGTGCATCTTGTCGACGTTTTAAAATACGTTTAGCATGTTGTGATAGTTTTGTTTGAGAAGGCTTGATAGCTTCTTTCAACTTCCGTTCTTTACCTTTTATGACTACCATACATCCTCATGCCACATTGTTAGATGAGATATAAATCTCACCTTTTTCACGTTTTTTCAATTCCTTAACTGCACGTGAAGTCATTCCGTGCTTCTTATCTTCTTTTTTTATTTTCATTGCTTTTTTAATATTAAAACTCATTATCAACCTGTTGTGTGACGTCCTACAAAATAAGAATTTGGACCAAATTTTACACTCTTATCCGGAGGGGTTTTAAGTTTCTTTTTCTCTTTTTTAATAATCTTTTTCATACTGCTCCATTACCAGCTCCAAAACCATTTGAAGCATAGTTATAGGTCGTTTGATCAGTGTAAATTGTATAGATTCGTTGTTGTCCAAGTTGTGCGTAGGTTCGTGTTTCAATAATGTCATATCTTTCTTTCAGCATCTTATCGATGAAGATCACTCCATCGCTATCAAGACGATCTTCAAATATTTTTTTAGCTGCACCTACAGATAAAATCTCCCACCATTCGCTAAGTTCTGGGTTTCCTGTTTGTGCGGCTGCGATTAATGCTTTGATGGGTTGACGATAGCAAGTTAATTCAACGGTATATCCAGCATTTGGAGTGGGTGCAAGTGTAAAACTATTTTGATAAAACATTATCGCTAAAGGCTGTGCAAATTGCTTAGGATTATAAGCGATTGTTATCGGAGTTCCTTGTGGAATGATTGCATCGAAATATACATCGGTAATTTCTCCGGTCTGATAGTTTATGGTGGAAAAACCAGACGCTAATGGATTCACTGAGGCATATTTTCGATAGTATGTCCATCCATATTGCTGTTTTTGTTCTTCACCAACCAAAGAACTAGTGTCAAATATCTGAATTAAATTACCTATTCCATCATCTGTAACATTTTGGGTGTTTCCTTGACCATTTACAGAAAATGTATTGGCGGAAATAAGGAGATTCTGTTGCCTTCCCATAGGAAAACTTAAGTTTGATCCGGATTGAAAACCATTTGTTGTATTGTCAATTAATTCACCAGGATCGTTATTCACACTCGGTATTAATGGATGTGCTATTGTAAAACCGCTATAAGGCCCCGCCGTGCCATTTCCAGTTGCAAACGTATCTACCTGTTGCCAATTGAAGTTAACTCCGTAGAATTGCCAAGGATCCGTGTAGAATTTGGTTTCTCGCTTATCAATATAACATGGTTGATTAACAGTAGTGTAAAGTTCGCTATTGAATGGATACGTAGCTTGTCCGACATTTGTCGTAAAAGTATAAAGATCCTTTAGCTTTAATGATCTAAATTTAGATGGTAAATCGTATAAATAAAATGATTCCATGTAAGTAATGATTTGGGAATCTGTAATCTGAAAACTATTAGTAGAACCTGTTAATCGCCTGCATTTAGCAATTGAATCTCTAAGAGTTGGAAATGATGGAAATGTTGGAACGGCCGTGGTCATTTTTAAACCGTAGGTTCATTGTCAAAAGCATCCTCCAGTGTTACGGTATTTGTACCTGGAATTATGCCCGATGCCACAGGAACCGCTATACATGGGAACTGTGGGTCTGAGAATGATATAAAAGGAAAAAATCCTAGGGTGTCAATATCTATTGTGATATTTACACCATCAATTAAAAGTATTCGAGCTTGTTGATTATTTAGCTGTATCATACCGTTTGAGGGAGGGATGCGAAAGCCTATCCACTCCCCCACAAAAAAATTTGTTATTGTGTTAAATGTGACTACAGCTTTTTGGGCCTGAGTAATATTGGAAATATATTGCAAATTAGGAATGAAATTTGCTCCAAATGGTGGTCCAAAATTGGAATTATATGGGTTTGTCATAGAACGTCCATTGGAGTAAATCGACATCTTGAAACTGTTTCAAAAGATCTTGCGGGTCTTCCACCAGCTGGAGGAATTTCCATGTTATATCTACGAACTTTCCGTTTCGTATTATTGATATGTTTTACGATACCCATAGGAAGTTCACAGATCTCACCATGAATTAGTTTGATCATTTGTATAGGTTCGCCAGGATATTTTCTGTACGAAAACTCTAGCCAGCCACCCTGAGCATCTAAAAACTCAAACATACCTTTTTTTGTCTTATCATCTTCTCTGCGATTTTTCTTAACGAGTTCTTCCCGTTCAGAAGCAATCATTGTGTTAGTTTTTTTCTTATGCAGTTCTCTAACTTCCATTTAAAACCTCTTTTGTAAATAGAGAGGGATTTCTCCCCCTCTAAATTATTTATGCATTAGTTATCGAATTATTAGGAAAATCCGCCTTAAATGCCATCACAACCATGTTAGCACTCGCAGCACCAACAACACTAGTTCCCAAATTCATGACGTATTGAGCACGATTGTCAAAAGCGTCTTGTAAATTGGTTCCTGGAGGTGATGCTGGAATTGTTGGACTTCCAGTTATAATACCTACGTTTGTTCCTGTAATTAAAGGAACAACACCAGAACCTGCTGGGAAACAAACAGCTGGAGATGCACCTAAAGCAAACGTTGCCGAAGTTGGATATGTAAACGCTGTAAATCCAGTAGTGTCAACATCAATTGTAATTGATGACTCAACATCTGTATTTGTAGTCGTTATTACACGAGCCGCTCCAGCAGGATTACTGCTAAAAGGTCCTTGACCAGAATGTCCAGTTAAATTGCTTAACTGAACCATTCCATATGGTGTAGGAATTTGAAAATCAACAAGCTCTCCAATTGTAAAGTCATGTTGACGTGAAAAATAGACCTTAGCTTGAGTAGCTTGGCTGATAAACATAACCTGTCTTAATGCAGGATACATAAATCCAGGATAAACTTTTTGAATAAATCCTGTTGTACCATTCCCATAAGTAGCACCTTTGGCTGTTGCCGCTGTCGCAGCAAAACCTAATGTAATACTTACACCTGCACTAACTGCGGTTACTTGATACAAAATGCCTGAAAGCTCTAAAGCACCTGTCACGTTAATTAGACGAACAATGTCTCCCACGTTAATCCCAGCTGTGTTTGCTGTAGATACAACAAATGTTGATCCATTAACTGCCGTCATTGCCACTCTAGTATATGTAGGTGGGTTAGTTTGATCTACAAAAGTAAATCCACCTGTAGTACCTATATTAGTACTTAAAGCACCTGATGTAACAGTTTGGTCTTTAGACAAAAATGACCCTTGAGCCATTATGCTAAACCATTCTGATTCTATAGCTGTTACAGCGGCATCGTTTCCCCAATTGGTTAAATTCTTTACGAATACCCAATCAGGACGATCTGTCATTGGAATATTTACGGCAACAGGAGTAGCAGGGTTAGTGTAACTCCACATACCGACAAAACTATATGGTAACATGGTAACCTCCTATATCCCGGTTGAACGTAAGTTTTGGATCCACAAATCATTGGTAATACATTGGCCTTGATAGAACGATGCTCCCGCTGTATGTCTTAACCATGCTATTACTTTCGGCCACAGCAAGCCTACTGACCAATTTCTTGGCGGGGGAACCGCTTCGAATTCCCCTCTACAGGTTTCCTCTGTAGTTTGGACTATCGCATCACCTTTCGGTGTCCAAAGATTTAGTCTCTCACGCTGATAAAATAATCCTATGCTCTTCACCATGACATTTTGGACAAACCCATATAACATCGAGGGGTTTTGTATAATCATGATGATGAGCATGTGGTTTACATTGTTTTTTACATTTTTCACATGTTTCGGGACGAACAAGATTTCCAAACTTGATAGCCAAAGCAACATAATTATGAGCGTCGATTTTTTCTTTGTTTCGATGTTTATATTGTTTTGTTGTATTGTATCCGTTTTTTTTCCGTGTTTCCTTAAGCTTTTCCAGAATCTTATCTTTATTTCTGTGATAATATTCTCTTTGATTTTTGAGAATTTTTTCTGGATTTCGCTTAGCCCATCTTTCATGTTTTGCAAGACAGATTTCAGGTCGTTTTTTATAATATTCACGATCCTTAACCAAGCGACATACTTTACATTGCTCGGCATATCCATTCTTTCCTTTCTTGCTTTTGCTAAAACAATCATATGTTTTTTCAATATTGCATACTGTGCATATCCTTCCTTCTTCCATATAAACTCCTTTGTTATGGGGTTTATATTATATACCGTAGGATGCATTATTTTCAACATATTTTACCTTGCGCCTTATCGCCCTAAGCAGCTAGCTCGTAGGCTTCTAAGTCAATTACTTCGGATTTTACATGCACATTTAAAAAAAGGTTTATGCATGGATCGTTATTATATCCAGGAGGAAGATAAATAAATCTTGCCTTACCACCAGCCTGCCACACTACCTTATAAGACTCTTTTGCAGCTACAAAACAGTTTGCAATATCATTACCAAGCATTGACGCATTGGGGGATACTGAACCCTGTTCAGAAATGAAGAATCTTACGTTATTAGCGCCACCAAGTTCTGTGCTCAATGTTTGATCGATGTTCGGATATTGGAATTTCTTGACGAATCCAGACATTCCATAAAGAACAGGGATCATACGTGAGGTACACATACAACCATAGGCGTCACCAATTGGGCTTGTACCAAATTTTAGGTCAGCTTCAACGATATTTGTGATGTACTCACCAGAGTTGTTTTGCAACACTGTAAACACGTCATCCACATCTGAGATTGTCATCTCAGTAGGAATATCGCCATTAGAACCACCAACGCAGTTGATAATTGAAGCTGAAGACTCCAAGTTATCTCTTTGTAGAGCATCCTGAGTTTCACGAAGAGATTGCCCTAAACGTGCAGCAGCACTATTGAGGACTGGATCCTCGTTAGTAATAGTGACTTGTCTAGTCAACACAATGTAGGTTGCATAAACACGTACACGGCAATCCACATCAACACGATTTAACTGTTGTGGTGGTGGGTTTGCCTGACTATCGTCTAAAGGCACTTCAAACAGGTCAAGCCTGTCATATCTGCTTTGACGATCGATAAAGCCGTTGTTGTCCGGTAACTCAACTGGAGTCGCAAATAATTGGTGAATCAAGTTGTGTTCTGGAGTAGACAGCAGCTTTGCGTTATACCTCTGTTGTATTTGCGGAGGTAATGATGCAATAGAAACGGTCATGTTTTTTCCTTTGTGTCCTAGGACATTTCAGGAACCCCACTTGCCCTTGATGCATAGCCTGTCATTTCACGATATAGATCTTTCTTCATTGCATCCGTCATTTGGAAGGCTTGAGCTATTGGGCGTTTGTCAAAAGCCATCGGTGATTGCACCGATTTTTCAGACTTTTCAATCGCCTTTGTTATCTCTTTTTCCCTTCTAGACTCTGGAATTTTTGTAGTTAGACCCATCGCTTTAATGTATTTATAGCTCTGCATTCCAATTTTATACGGATCTTTTAGGTCCGCAATTGATTGGGCAAGCTCAGGTTCTGTTTCCTCGAACAACGATAAAGTTTCGGGATTGACGACATTGGAAAAATCAGAATATTGACGATTAAGGCGATCCATGAATTGACTATCGTTTTGCTGTTTAAGATGTTTCTCAACTTCTCTTTTAGCAATATCCTCGGCGTATTTTTGAGCTTTCTTCTCGACAAGTTTTGAGATCTTGCCTTTAGGAATAAACTCATCTTCACCAATAGAGTCAAATTCATCGACCTCTTGTTGTTGAGGTGCTTGGTGATTCATTTGCGTTTGCAAAATCTTCTCCATCATCTCTTCACGCAATTTTAACTGTCTTTCCAACTCGGCATTTTTGATGCGCATTTGCTTCCAGTTCCGCTCGTCAGCTTCTTTTTTTGCATTAGCTACATCATTTACTTCATTGACTTGGGCCTCACCTTGGGTTGCTAACTCCTGGACTTCGCTATTTAGGTTTGTCTCATCTGTCATGAATAATTGTCCTTTTGTTGATGCGGTCGGCTAACTCGCTATACGCCGATGACATGGGGCTAACACGTCTATTTTGCGCCTAATTTGACAATGAAAAAAAATATTGATATATGTCTAGTTAAAAGTAAAATTTTAATTAACTTTACAACCCAAAAAAGGAGCTTATATGATCTGTGAAGAGTGTCTGGTTGATTATTGTGAAAAAGATTTTATATTGAAGAGCTGCACTTGTTATCATTGCATCTATAGAAAAAAACTAAAGCTGATTACTCTTGAAAAGAAGAGTGAAATGCTTGAGTGTAAGGCTTGTGGGCAGTATTTTTTCATCGATAAAAGTAAAAAAATAAGGCAACGAAATGTCTATTGCTCAAAAAAATGTGCTCAAGCTGCACATAGAGAACAAGTTCAAAATTTTTGGACTAATAAAATAAATTGTAGATTCAATCTTAGATAACAGCCATCTGAATTTCTTTTGGCTTTGCAGAAACGATTTGGTCGCCTGAATATAGGGGGTTTTCTTTCCAATTTCCCTCAGAATTTTTCATGAATCCGAAATATTCTAATTGCATATTTTCCCATCTACGCAACAATTTAATTTGTTCTGCAGGAAATAAATCTGGACAATTTAGTATATTTAACATGTTTGAACGATGAGGCAATTCCCAACAAAAATAAATCTCGTTTGTATGTGGTATAACTCTAAATACTAATGTATCGTCTTCCGGATATGGTCTATATTTTGTTTTTATCATTCTACGGATAAATGCGTTTTTCATTTGTAGATCGCGTTTCTCATGCACAGTGATATAAAATTGCCTGTTTTCAAATTCCTTACTTCCTTGTTTAATAGTATCATTCAAGTCATCGGCCAAGCTTTTTCTTAACTCATAGTTCATGTCACCGGTAATGATTTGCTTCTCACCATTAAACTGAGCATCTCTATATATAGCGCCGACTGTTTTTCTGGATGGATCGTATTTGCTTTGATTAATCATATTTCCTCAGGAGAATGAATCGTCGATTTTTTTGTTTTTAACAATGCGTCTAGGGCGTTCTTTGTATGGCATCTGCTGTATGAACGGTGCTTTAAAGCTTGTTTTTAACGTCTGATTTTTGGATACTGGCTTTTTTTTCATATAAAAATAGGGATTAGAATATCACTTCTAATCCCTTCCCTTGTTATACCCATAACAAAACTATTGCTTAGGTTCGTGCAGAGTCAACGTTCTATAATCCATTCGCAATTCATTATTGCGAATATCACGCATAGTCATTTCCGGCTCACGCTGAAAATTTCCATTGTATTGATCTCGCATGCTAATGGGGCCTTTCTGGATTTCTACACTGTGAGATACATGTTTTTTACTCATGAATACCTACCTTGATATGCTTGCTTATTAAGCTCTTTGCACATACCAGATTGCATTTTATCTTGGCGCTCGATGTATTCTAATGTTTTAGAAAATCCACGTTCTGCGAATTCACTTTCTGGTTTTTGATAATCATGCACTTTAGGAGACATATCACCTTGAGCATAACCAGCATGTGCCATAGATGTTTCATGACCATGATTTTTAGATTTAGATTCATGCATAGGGTGTTTACCCTCATGTTTTGGACTCTTATGATGTACTTTATGATGTGCCATAATAGCTCTCCTTTTTATGGTCAACTTTAAATTTAATGTTTACGCAACATTTTGATTTGATGCAACAACTTCTTTCTCTGGATTTGCAGCAGGACTAAGAGAGTTTAGAATTTCCACTTGCTGCATTAGATGATCAAGATCCATTCCCTTCAATTCTTTCAATGCTTTAACAACATTAAGGAGGCTTGCAGTATCTTCTTGATGAGCCCTACGTAGTTTGTCTTGAGCCACTGATACATCTGTGGATATTTTGGCTACTCTTTCTTTAGCTAAACCTTCTTGTGAATGCGCATAGGCAACTTTAGTCATATTGTCCACTTGCATTTGCTGCATTTGCATTTGAGCCATTTTCTCTTGCTGCTCTTGCATTCCTTTTTGTTTAGCCTGAATTTTCTCAATAATTCTATCTTTATTCTGAATGGTCATGGCTTCTATAATCTCATCCATAGGCATAAGATCAGGAGCAATCTGTTGAAGATGGAGGAGTTGAGCTAATTCTAGTTGCTGTTGTGACTCTGTCAATGGTGCCTGAACAACTTTGCATCCATATTTAAAGAATATTTTGTTGTCAAATTCAGATGTTGGATCTTCACCAATCACTTGTTTCACTTTTCCATATGTCCAATTTTTTTGGATAAATCTACATTCTAGATCACCACATAATCGTTGCGCTTCATCTGCTTGATCAAATAACCTCGTTAGATTGCGTGAGGTTGCAGCTGCGCGCATCATTGATATAATACCAGACTTATCATCTACATCCATTCCCATTGCAGCAGGATCAACGCCAGAGACTCTATGAATAATGTCTTTTAACATTTCTTCCATCTGTAACATTACAGGAGATGGAGGAACGATTGGCATCGGTTGCACATCGTCCATGCTCATTTCTGGATCTATGAATAATGCTCGACCATGACCGCTATTAAAAGCATCGTCAGGAGTGACTAAAGCTCCTTTTTTAATTTTTAGTCCTTGTTGCTGTGCATCCAATATTTCTAAATTGGAAACCTTTAACCTGTTGAATAGGTACTGTGGGTCACGAAGGTCCCTACAGATACCCCTGAACTTGTATGCGTAGTAAGGGGTATCTGCGGTAAAATAAGCCAACAGAGGCACCACCGGGTAAGAATCCAGTCCGTAAGGGTTGGGTTCATCTACGATGACCCTGTCATTTAGAATGATTGATCTTCGGACTGTTGGAACTTGTTTTTTTATTATTGCGAGTTTTCCTTTGAATGCACGCATGATGTCGTTTAACTCATCTTCACTGCCGGTAAACTCTTGTGTCTCTTCTGTTTTTTTATCGACTATGTATTTAGCTTCTCTGTTAGTCAAATACCAGTATTCATCAAATGCAATCAGATTAGGAAACTGGATTTGATAAACCTCAGGCATGTAATAGAATTTATCATCTCGATATGTCCCTTTAGGCAATCTCAGAATATCATCTGCGAATTGTGAATACAGTAATGCCGCTTCTTCTCTGTCGAAAAATGTGCGTACCCACCAGTACCTAGCATCGCTCATATCGTGTTTTCTAAAATATGGATCCCATAATGCCGCTTTCATATCAACATAACGCCATTTTGGATCAGGTGAGATAGGGTCACATGTGTTATCACCATACAAATACATGAAGCCTAAACCTTGAACTAATGCCCCTAACTCAAACGCATCACTGAACGTCTGATAAAAACCTTGTTTATGATTATGATAAAGGCATTTGGTGAGTTGATCGGCTGTTTTCTGAGCTCCATTATGAATAGGAATACATGCAGTAGATTTACGCGTCATGCGCTGATGTCCAGAAATTGCCTGGACAATCGGATTCATAATATTGAAATTCCAGACTTTACGCCTATATGTGGCTACTCCTGGAAATATCAATCCCCAAATGTCCTGATCACCCATGTAAAATCTTTGGTCTACATCGGCTTGATACCACTGTGTCTGTAGGATATTTATGCAGTCAGAATAGTTTTTCTCCATCGACTGACGGAGAGATGTATTTATCCCTTCTTCGGGGAAAAAAATCGGATCATTGTTACGCAAAATGACACCTCACGTTGTGAAGTTCATCTTGCGTAAAAAATTTTGTTTATTTCAATAGTATACTAACTATCACTTTCAAACATTTTCCTGAGACCATTATGAAATTTTCGTATGATTGTGGAATTTTCCCTAAATTCAGCACGCTCCATAGCCAAAAAACCTTTGGTTTCATTTATCATAATATTTAGTTTTTCGTACATATTTTGAACTTTTTCTTCTTTTTCGTTAATCACATTAACAAGTTCTTGCATTCGTTGAAAGTCAATCGCTGGTATACAATCCATGATTGAATCTAATTTTTCTTCCATATAATGGTGGTTTCTTTTTATTTCCATAACATATTCTAGAATTTGATCTATTTTATCATCATTCGTCATGAAAAATACCTATTGATTGCCTTCAAATCATTTTCAATACTTCCACCTTGAGTCGCTTCCATGCCTTTCAATCCAATAGATAGCATTCTAAAAGCATCACTAGCATGGCTATGCATATCATGTAAAGGTTGATTGTGGTAACATCCTAGCTTATCATCCCATAGTTTTCGGTAAGATTCTAAATGCATCAAACCTTTCCTACAATTCTTTTCATCAAATACACAACGGCCCAATATAGAACGAACAATATTAATACCATCGAATATACCTTTACTTTCTCTAGGAAGAACAACGAATTTCCCCTGTAAAACCGCTTTGCATAGATCGACCCATGTAGTCATGTTAGCATCGTGATTTAATCCATCATGAGGAAATATGTGTCTCCCGAATTTGTATTTCTGATCGTTTAGCCAATCACAATAGAAAGTAGCGCGTTCACCATGGTTTTCGTAGAAATTTATTATCTTGACTTGCCCTCCCATTCCCAATTGAAAACACCAAATGCTAGTATAATCGTGCACTCCTATATCCCAAGCTGTGTGAACTAGTTGAGAATCGTCATATGGTACTGCGCAAATAGCTCCTTTTTCACGTAGTTTTGATATTTGCGATCCATAATACAAACCTTCATTTGCGCTCTCAAATGCCTCTTCAGGTGTACTCGGGTATTCTTGTTTTATACTATCTCCGAGCATTCTTTGTTTCATTTCATACCAGCGGCGTTGCTCTTCATCGATTTTACGTTGACGTTCAATTTCTATACGATTTAGATATTCATTTGTCTCTTGGCTAACAACAATGTCCATTATTTTAACCTATAACTTGGTTCATCCATCCAACTAAGAAAGTGAAATCTAAAATCCATTTTAGTCAATTTCCTTCCGCTTTCTCTTACTTTTTTTGCCTCTTGGCACATACTATAAAAATTACCATCACGACCTTCTGCTGTACTTTCTACTACCACGACTTGATCTTCTGCTACCGTATTCAATGACCCTGTCATGATTTCTTTAGCTGCATCTGGCGATTGACAGCATATCTTTCCATATTCACTAACTAGTAGTCTATTGCATGTACCAGAACGAAAACCAGTGCTCACCCGATAGTTTGAACCATTCTCAAACATTAATTCGCCAGCACGATCATTACGAGCTCTATTTATTGCTCTAGTCCAATCAGGCATATTGTCATAAGCGAACTTAACTTTGGATCTGAATATGTTCTCAGCATCTTCTCGACGGTGTGCTATAATACCTGCGGTCATGTTTTGTTGCCAAAAGCAGTCATCCAAAAAGTCAATAGCCCAAAAAGTAGTACATCCCAATTGTCTAGCTTTCAATATGATAGTTTTGTTCCAACGATCATTGTGAAGCTGTTCTTGAGCCCAATTTAGATGAAAAGGAACTTTGTTTCCGGATTTATCAATAACATGATAAAGATTTTCAAGACGTGCTTTTTTATCGAGAAGAACTTCAAGAGATGGTGGCACATCCCACATTATTCTTTCTCTTTATCTTTCTGTTTAATTAAATTAGAAATTAATATTGATGCATCTTTAGATGAGATCATCGAATCTTCCTTATCAGAATCTTTATATCCTTCGTGATGTCTAGCTAACATGAATCTAGCTTGAGCACCATCCGCTTTTTTCCAAAACGGTTGCTCGTTTAATCGCCCTTCCTGTATTGATTTTGCTAAATTATATAATTGTTTAAAAGCAGGGTATTTATCTTTTAAATATCGAATATGGTCAGCCTCAATTCCACGATAAAGCAAAAAATCTTTAAACCATATTTTTCGAGGATTGTTAGCAAACCATTGCAATAACTCACGACCCAATTCTATCACTTCTTCTTGAGTATAAGCATCTTGTCTCTTACCTAAATATCCGAACGCACCACCCTTTTCACATCCTGTATAGGGATCATGCCCTTTTGGAGCTGGCATAAACGTACCTCTTTGTTAAAACAGTACCATACACAAACAAAAGAGATGTTTCAATAAATTTTATTATTTGTTAAATTGATTATGACTCCAATGTCCCTTTGGTAAAGGCGGGTGAGACAAGTCAGGGGTCTCACCCTTTTTATTTAGTGCGAAGTTATTCTCCATGTATCTATAGGCTGTTTTCTATATACATCTAAGTCAACACCTATCAATTCAGGAATTTTACCATACTCAATATTTCCCTTCCTTTGTATTTTGCATAGGGATAGTCCACCACCCTTCACGTTGGAATCGTCGGCTAGAAATATCAATTGCTTTCGCAATTGTTCTTCTTCGTTTTGCAAATGTTTTATTTGCCCGTTTACGTATTGCCATTGTGAAGCGCACTGGTTCCATAATTCGTCGTTCCTTTCTATGTAATCGTTTTCAGATGGTTCTGGAGGTATTTTTTTTATCAAACAATTGTAGAATTGTAACTCCTGTGAGACCATTTTTTCAATATATTTGTCATCACGTTTTACGATAACGGTTACACCATCTATGCCATCAAAACTATAGTAGAAAATGGAGTCTAGATCTGTTACATATAGCTGGTGTTGTAGCTGTGGGTAATAGTGATCTGGAATTTTTCCTTGTAATGCTAGTGAATGATCTTTTTCACCAGGGCATTTGATTTCAACTATATATTTACCACAATCACTCATACCGTCTAATGAGGCCATAGCCCAATCTCTTGTAACTATTCTAGGAAATACATCTATTCCAGTCTGAATACTGAATAGTTGTCTAGCTATAGGCTCTAGATCTGTTCCCCGTCTCATTCGTTCATTTACAAATGTAGTAATAGTGCTATTAGATATTTTCTCATTGTAGAGCTGAACCCGTGTTTTCCAATGAGATGCACCGACAATTACTGAGGCATCAGTACTAGTAATTTTTGTAGTACGCAGAGAAAGCCATTCGGCCGTTCCCTGCTCTAGATCACGTAAAATTTCAACGTTTGCTAGTGCTGACATGGTGCAACCTCTTTTCTAGATATTCGATGTGATCTTGTAGTTTTATTATTTTGTTCGCTAATATTCCTGACACTATTGCATCAGGGTTATCGCTCATTTCCATCCATTCAGATGCATTTAATTTAACCTGTTCTATGATATCGTATGAGGTCATTATTGAGCCTCCACTTGCAAAACTTCTTCCTGTTTTTCGTATTCTGCTTTTTGTTTTGCATGTTGCTGCTCCATATTTTTAATTGCAGCAGTTTTCAAACGAATAAATATTTCCGCAGGTAGATCACATAGATTTTCTGTAGTGTAGGATTTTTTTAGATGTTCGAATACCAATCTTTTATAGTTAGGATCACATTCAGCTAGGATCATTTCTAAATCAGATGCCTGTTCAATTGTAATTTTTGGTGTTACATCTATTGGGTCAGCCTGTGCCATCTCTTCTTTTGTGTAGACACCAGACATCTCAGCAGGAAATGCCTTTCTTAGGGCCTGTGCCTCTGCGCATTTAGCTAACATAGTACGAGGCATGTTACCCCACATACCCGATGCTTTTTTCTCTCCTGTGGCTCTATCTGTGAAAGTTTGGCAATATTCATCAATGTAAGCACTTGCACTAACTGAGTGCCAAGTTCCGTCTTTAGTTTGTTTTTTTATGAATGCTGTAGCTGATTGCAGATTTCCACTATTGTCATAAGCATATGTTGGCTCAGGACCAGGAGCATAACGCTCTGTACGTTCAGCAATGAGTCTATAACCGTCAATTCCTGTCTGAATGGTCATAGTCTCACCCCATGAACCATCGGGCTTTTTTGCCTTTCTCTTTACTGCGTAGATTTGACGCATGAATGGGTCTAGCTGTGTTTTCACACATGCCATTAGAAAAACTTCAAACTCTTCATTGCTAACACCTTTGCAAATCGAATTTTTTAATATGTCGAGTTGCTTTGGATTAAAATGCCCTTGTGATACATCGTGAGATTGATTGATATGCGCAATTTTATTCATGTTCGTTACTCCTGCATTAGAAATAGGTTGATATAAACTAGCAGCAGCAGTAGAATTATTGGCGCCGTTCATGTTCGTGCGGTAATTACTACTATTGATGCTGTTTCGGTCTTGTTGCCTTGGTTGACTAACTGGATTGTAAGCTTGCATATTTCCTCATTTTTCAAAATATTTATTTTACTGTCACCCAAAATTTGACAGTTTTGGGTGATATTTTTTATCTCTCTAACATTAAGCAATAGCCACATCCCCCGTTACAGCGGGGGCAACTTGGCTCTTGATGAATCACTTCTTCTTCATATTCGTAATCAAAATCATCTGTGCTATTCATTTTCTTAATCCTCTGTAAAATCTAACTTTTTCTTGTGCTTGTTCCTTGTTTAGCAATTCACTAGTAGACCAATATCCTTGAAATTCGGAATAGATCATCACGCGATACATTTCTTGTATCGTATAGTCTGGTCTTATGTAAATGTTTAGCATTTGTTTTCCTTTGTTTGTGTTGTAGAACTGTAACTCACTTCTCTAGTCACCTGCTACTAACTCGCCTGATTTAACAGGTCACCGAATGAGACTTGGTAACTTTGCTTTTATGGACCTAAATATAGCAAAGCACAGAATTTATAGCAACATAAAAAATGCAAAACAGAAGTTTTTCTTGTGTGTTGACGAAAAAAGGATATTTTACATATACTGTAGCAAAATATAGGTAAAATAATAACGGGAGGAAAAAATGCAAGTTTCAAATTTAAGATCATATTTAGCAGAAACTGGAATTTCTATTAAGCAGCTCAGTGAAATGATCAATTATAACGCTGAGTACTTACGACAAATTGCAAGGGGAAGCGTATCTCCTAGCCATAGGTTAGCGCGAGATATATTTAACGTTACCGGTGGAGTAGTGAAATTACAGGCAAAGACTAAGAAGCCCAAAGAAAACCAGACCGAACACAATTAAAATAACAACTAATGGTGTTTTAGGTGGTTTTTTGTGAGGACCGTAGATAGATTCTGGATACGGATAGAAAGCGCGAGGACCTTGATTTTCGTGCAAATTCATGCATAATCTCCTGTATTTCCGTGTATTTCTTTGTATAACTTTTACATGGAAATGTATAGGAAATTCAGAGATTTTTTAAAAGCCTGTTGATTTTAATGAGAAACGGGAGATAATACTGAAATGCGGCGTCCCTAAAATGTTAGGGCGCTATGCTTTTACACATAACGCCCAACAAGGATAACAAAAAGTGTCTTTGAGATTTCCTTTGAGTGATAAACCCAAAAGAAAAGACTTAATCAGAGTGAGAATTCAGCCTCTCACAGAGATAACAATAATAATTGACTCACAATCATCTTATCACTCTGCTTAAATTCCGCAAAGCATTTTTTGTTCCTTTTGATATTAAATATAACATTTAACACAAAGGAATTTCATTTATGTCTTCTCAAACACATGACACCCAAGAGAATGAAACTGAAGATCTAGGATCTTTTCATCACTACAGAACAGAGATTCCAAACATTGTATTTATGCTGAAATTGGAACCAATGTTATTTAAGGCATACTGTGTTTTCAAAATGACAGCTGGAGATAAGGGAAAATGTTTCAAATCGAATAAAACCCTTTCCGATGAAATTGGATGCTCAGTGCCTACTGTGATGAAATTGAAAGATCAGCTTTCAGAGATTGGTTTGATCGTTTTAACTAAACGAACCCACGAATCCGGGGGATGCATGCCAGACTTGATTCAAATTACAGATATTTGGCCAGAAAATATGCAAGAAATGGCAAAGAAATACCCTAAAAATGTAAATTCAAAATTTAATGGGGGGTGTAAACCAGATTTACAGGGGGGTGTAAACGCCGTTAATAGGGGGTGTAAACCAGGTTTACACAAACAAGAACACAAAGAAGAAAAAGAAATATATAATAAACAACAACACGCGGCTTCGCCGATTGCTGCTGTTTTTTCTGAAAAAAGAAAAATAAAAAAAACTGAACCGAAAATTTGGGAATGCCTCAACGGGATTGATATTCCCATTAATGACAAAATAGAAATCACAAGACGTTATACAGAAGAAGTCGTGAAAAACGCAATAGGATGGTCTACACATGAAAAAAACCCACCAAACACGTGTTTGGCCGCCTCAATAAAATATGCTTGCAAGAATGGCCTTTCTGGAAAGGAATTCGATAAAAAGAAAGAATCTGTATATGAAAATCTGAAGCAAATTTTCACCAATGGTAATTTCTACAACAAAGCTGAATGCTTTTTAAACGCACACGGTATAGGATTTAATAGAGGAAATCTCAATGATGGAGTCAAATTCGATAAATATTTTAGCACTAATCGACTCAATGATCTACTGGATAAATTTCAGATAGATATTACACAAATTGCATAATGGGGACGAAATGACAACTTACAAAGATACAGTCGAAATTGAGAGAAGTCTGGATTTTATCACATCGATAATTAAAGAAACTTTTATGATAGGTAGCATGCAATTTTTTGTGCGCGTTTACGTTTTGGAAGAAGATGACGACGTCGTTAATTTTTTCGGGTGTTTTACCTTAAACTCAAAGATTTCCCCGGCATTCGATAGCCATACCGAATGTCTACGCCATGCAATGAAGCTTTACAACGAAAATTTAGATAGGCAGGATCTATATGCAAAAAATCATTTGGGAGATTCCATTAAAGACAGTAAGTGAGGCAAATAGCTCTGAACATTGGACTGTTTCCAGCAAACGGCATAGACAGCAGCAGTTTTTCGTCAGGGCTTTATTTCATGGGTTAAAGCAGGAAATACCTATCCCATGCACAGTAACGCTAACCAGGCTCAATTCTAGGCCCCTTGATGAGGATAACAATGTTTCTGCCATGAAATGGATTCGAGATGAGATAAGCGAATGTATCTTTCCTGAAAAGAGAAAGTCCTATGTTTCCAAAGGAAAAGTGAGATCCATAAAAGGTCGCGCAGATGATGA